AAAACAAGATACAGACCGTATCTTGTGAAAGAAGAAAAAGTTCTTTTAATGGCGGCTGAATCAGATGATGAAGCTGGCATATCACAAGCAATGCTTGATGTAATATCTAGTTGCGTAGAAGGAGTTGATAAATTTAAATTGACTACATTTGACGTACAATATTTATTTTTACAACTAAGATCTAAATCTGTAGGAGAAACATCTGAACTTTTATTCAGTTGTCAAAACGAAGGATGTGATCATGAAAATAAAGTTACAATAGGAATTAGCGATGTTAATGTTGATATGTCTTCAACTGAAAATAATAAAATTGAATTATCTGAAGATATGACCATTGAACTTAAATATCCTACATATTACGATGTATCAACTGATAAAATATTAAACAAGATCGGCAATAATGGCGCAGAAGTATTATATCAATCTGTATTATTAAGTCTAGATGCATTACAATTAAAAGACGAAAGAATGATATTTGCTGAAGAACCAATTGAAGATGTGATAGAATTTATTGGAAGTCTATCAACTATACAATTTCAAAAATTATCTGATTATGTAAATAGTATTCCAGCTTTAAAAAAGGAAATCGAATACACATGTGAAAAATGTAAACATAAAAATGACGTAACAATTGAAGGACAAGCGGATTTTTTTCTGTAGCCCTTTCGCATGACACATTACAAAACCATTATGAAACTAATTTTACATTAATGGAAAATCATAATTATTCATTATCTGATCTTGAGAATATGATGCCGTGGGAAAGGGAAGTTTACGTAGCTTTACTTGTTAATTATATTAAAGAAAAAGAACAAAAAATGAAAGAGGGCCAAAATGGCTAGTTTAAAAGATATTAATGAAGAAATCATTAAAGGTAATGAAGATCTTGAAAGACTCAATAAAAACTTTGAAGCATGGATTAAATCTCAGCAACCAACTGGTGATGATTTAGAAGCTAAGCGAGAAGCAAAAAAAGCTCTAGCATCACCTGGATTTAAACAAGTTTTTAGAAAGGATACTCAGAAGAAAACAGGAGGCGGTGAAGGTTTATTTGGGACTGGTCTTGGTGTAAAAGGTATTTTAGGTTTAACTGCATTAATAGGTCCTTTACTTGCTGCTATGTTTAAAGATGAAATCTTAAAACTGATTCCAAAAATACCTGGATTTAAAAATGATGATGGAGAAATAGAATTTCCAGAAAATGTATCTACTATGCCATTTAGTGGAAAAACCATTCAAATAGCATTAAGGGGTCTTAAAACTAACTTAAAAAATATGACCCTACAAAATAATAAATTATTATCTGAAAACCGCGGATTAAAAATGCAAGTGAGAACATTATTATCATCTGGTACTGGCACACCTGGTACTGGCAAACCCACCATTCCTAATAGAACACTTCCGCTTCAGCGTACTAGTATGGGAGACGGTGGTCGAAATATGCGCGGTACTAACTCAGCCGGAGTACCAAAAGGCGGTTTTAAACCAAATATCCCAGTTGGTTCAAATCCTCGTGATTTTGATGCTAGAACAGCAAAACAATACGGCAGCAGATTTGGAGCAAAAACTTTTGGTGGTGGATTTCAGTTCATAACTAAGGAAGATTTTAGAAACTTAAAAGCTACAGTTGGAACTGGGGGTACTCAGTCGCCTCGCGGTTCGGTTAACAAACAACAAAACGGCGTGTCGAAAGGTGTTTTGAGAGCTCTCTTCAGCAGCGCCGCTAAGATTTTACCTGACTTTAGTGAAAAGGAAACTTTTAGAGCTTTAGTACAAGCAAATTTATTTCCACAACAGAAGATGTTTCCAAATGTATATGCATATGGAACTGCACTTTTTGAATTCGGAAAACAATATACTCCTGGACCGCTTAGAACTGTTATGAGATGGTTATTTAATCCGATACTAATGAGAACAGTTTTTACTGGGGCAGTCCTCGCTGAAATCGCATTAATCTTATTTAATAAAAAACTAGTATTATCAAATGCTTTGACAGGTGAGGAAATGCTTGTACCTGCTCATTATACACTGGCTGAACAAATAGTAGGTGTTGGTGCACTAATTAGTGGATTTGCAGGAGGTGCTCTCGGTGCTGCTCTTGGTGCAAGTGTAGGAGCTGTAGCTGGTCCTTTAGGCATATTTGCTGGTGGTGTAATAGGTGGTTACCTAGGATTTAAATCCGGATATTTTATAGCTAAATTCTTATTTGATGTGGCATTTAAGAAAAAGAATGCAATGATGAGATATAAAAAAGAAATAGAAGTATTTCAAAGAGCTAAAAAAGGTGTTCAACAGAACCAAGCCATGATGGCCATGAATTCTGGTGGTATGAAAGATTCTACTTTAGGTCAACTGGTACCTGGTGATGTAATGATGGGAACTTCAAATATTTCTAGTTTATCTGAAGCTAAAGCAGCTAGAATTGCCCAATCTGCAGGTAGTTATGCTACTGGTATGAATAGATACAAAGCAGCAGCGATTTCAGGTGGTGTTTCTTCAATGCTTTCAAATGACTCCAAAGTAAAGAAAACTGCGAAGGCTGGTTCAACTTTTACTGGCCTCTTAAATTATTTATTTGCACCGGCATTTGCAGAAGCAGCTACTATGGATGGATTTAATGTACCTCCTGTATCTAGTCCAATAGTAGGAATGTCACCAGCTCAATTAATGAATGGTCCAGAAGCTGGTCGCGGGAATGTTAGTTCATTTATAGATGCAAAGAGTACTAATATGACAGCTGTTACTAATGTTAATGGAGGTAATGGCCTTAAAACCATAGATACAAATCCAATAGAATGGATGGGTTATGGACCGCCAAATCTGCAACATTATTATTAAGAAATAAAAAAGGGAGCCGAAGCTCCCTTTAATTATTAACCGTTAGCTATCTTCGCAAAGTAACTTAACGTATCGTCTTCTTCAGCTGGCATTTCAGCTGCAGTGACTGGTGCTTGCATTTCCTTCATAGGAGCTGCAACTGTTTCTTCACCGAGTTGTGACTGCTCTGCAATCGTAGGAGAATCTGTAATGGCAAGAACCATATTCATCTTTCTCTTCAACTCGTCATATGATTTATAGTTAGCAGGATCTGCCCACTCACCAATCGGATGCATCATATTATAGATGGTTTCCAACTTAGCTTCATCATCATTGAGTACACTCGGACTAGAGAACTCTGACTTATCATAGTTACGATAGCCTTCGACTTGTCGTATCTTCAGTTTGAAGTTACCACCTTCCCAGAAATCAAATGGATTCATAGGAGTTTCGTCTGCAAACTGTGGTTGCATAACATCCATAATCTTATCAAAGATTTTCTTACCATATTGATATAAGAATACTTTGCCATTATTATCTGGATTACCTGGATCAGATACAATGTAAATATTCGAAACATAGTGTAAGCGTCTCTTTTGCTTACGTGCAGTTTCTTTATCTTCATCGTGACCTGAATTCCATAGTTTAGAATTGAGTTCACCAACCGGATCGTTTTGTCCTATTGATGTGAGTGATTTTTCGATGTACCATTGACCTGTAGGGCCTTTGAATCCATGATCCCAATAACGTACCCATGGTAGGTCTTCACCTTCTGGTGCTGGTAGAAACCTAAACTCCGCATAGCCATTGCCTGCTTTGTCTACTGTTGGTTTCCAAACACGGTCATCGCCGTAGTTTTTCTTTTCGCCACCTCCGCCGACTTTCTCGGCTTCGTTGACTAGTTTAGATATTAAATCTTTATTGCGTTTTAAATTTTGAAAGCTCATGTATTTTCCTCGTATGTGCTGTAGTATAAAATTATTATAACATAGTATTACTGTAATGTAAATAGTTATTTAGTCGAATGACAATGTATTTTGTTTAGGAATAAGGTTGAGCGTCATTGCCTCCGCTTCAATCTTACTTTGTATGATCGGTGATACGAATTTCTTCACATCAATCGGATCAATATCTAGTTTATCACAAAGATCTAGTACAGCATCCATATAGGATTGTTTTGTATCTAGTACTTTGTTTTCAACCATTTTAGTAAAGTTTGGTTTGTTCAAAAAAGTTTCATCATCTATCATTTTTCAAATACTCTCATTATTATTGTATCTTTATTTATACGACCATCTTTTCGTGGTTGCGACTTAGTAGTGAGCTGATTATATGCAGTCTCAATTTGTTTTTGAGTACTACCTTGTATAATAGGTAGAAACTCTTGTGGTTTGCGTAATGTAATCTTACGCGATCTGTCAAGATCTATCTTTTGTAGCGTACTACCTTTGACAGTAAAACCATCTCGTTCATTTGACACGAACTCAGTGAGATGTTTGTATTTAGTATTGAATACCCAGACTCTTCGTGCACCTACAATCAAGAGTGGATCAATAGATGTAATCTTATATTCTGCACTCTCTTTCGCATAGTTCATCTTTGATATTTGAGAGTATGCAGACTTTGGACGCGGTACTGATACCTTACGTGTGGCTTTCTTTGCCATCATATATCGTGTGGCATCTGCTACAATATGATCTAAGAACGCAAGATACTTCTTACGAACTGTAGTACTCATATGATTGAATGCTTCAACCAAATCAGATGTTTTCTTTTCTACCAATTCTTTTGCTTCA